CTGTCGCGGAAATAAGGCAATAGCAAAGTTAAAGCTTGAAAGGGATATTGCCAACACATTATATGAGACAGTATTTGAGAAGATAAGGATTAGCAAGATGGAGCTGAACATATTGGATAATCAACTTAGGAGTGAATGGAAAGGGGATGGTAATTAGTGGATGTATCAAAATTCTATTATGTACTGGCAGAGAAAGACCAATCATTCAATAGCTTTATGAGATTCCAGAGGTTCATGTTTGATAATTACAAATTAATCAATACCATCAAAGAGGAATCCGACAGAGAGGCATTTGCATACCATTTTCACAAGATTCCAGAATACACATTTAATATATTCTCAAAATTGGAATACAGCCTACTCAACAACATAGCAACAGCAGACCTTGCAATATCAAATGTTGGGAAAAGTCTAAAGAGGTATAAGGAGGGAGCCAATGATTAGATACCTGAAGATGCGAAAGAAGTTAAGGGATGAAATTCACAACCTAAAAGTGCAAAATGGAGTATTCCAAGAGGTTATTGAAAATGCTAGTAAATACGTGGAAGAGTTGGAGGCGCAGAATCAAGCCTTGAAAGATGCACTCAAAAAAGCAACAGCAGAGCCAGAGGTTGATTACTGGAAGATTGCACTTGATGAGGACATAGACAAGTACATTCTAAAGGAGGGTGAAGATGAACGATAAAGATAAAAGACACATCGAGATAGTCGAAGAGGCGGTCAGAATCCTCAACGATTATCCAGAGTTAACACATATGGAAGCGATCGAGAAAGCCAAGAAGGTACTAGGTGAGGAGGGATAGCGGTGGAAGATCGCAATGGTTTAATTGAATTGGTAGGCGAAGAAAAGGCGAAAGAAATAGGAGAGGCGCTGACTCCGATATTTGAAAAGTATTTACCAATATTTAAGAAGTTGATCGCTGAGTTTGAAGAATATAAAGGAGGAATAATCAATGAACCAAGTAATTTTGATAGGAAATTTAGTACGCGATCCGGAAATGAAATACACACAATCAGGGCTAGCAATCACAAGATTTACCCTTGCACTCAACAGACCAAAAAAGGACGGACAAGACCAGGGGGCAGATTTCATCAACATAGTCACGTTTGGGAAATTAGCCGAGAATTGTGCTAATTATCTAGCTAAGGGAAGAAAAACAGCTGTAAATGGCAGACTAAATACAGGTTCTTACGAAGATAAAGACGGAAAGAGAGTATTCACCACAGATGTTGTGTCAAATAGCGTTGAGTTTCTTGAGTGGGGTGACAAACAACAGGAAGTGCCAGATGGATTTAAGCCAGCGGATTCAGAGGCAATCCCATTTTAAAGGAGTGATTTGATGATTATGTGGTCAGAAGAATTAATTATATCTGAGATAAATAAAGTAATGAAAGCATTAAATATTAATAGGATGCCATCTAATTCAGAAATGAGAATGGTGACAGGTAGTTATGGATTATCAAATAAACTAATGAAAACAGGGGGAATCTATCACTGGGCTGATAAATTAGGTTTAAAAACCAAATTAGGAGAAACCCAAATTGGAACAAAATACGAAGATTATATTGCTAATAAATTAAACAATATGGGATTTGAGGTTGAAATGATGTCAACAAAACACCCATACGATTTATTGGTAAATGGGAATATTAAAATTGACGTTAAAGCAGCACGCCCTTATGAGAATGTTAAAGTTGGGAAATTCCATACTTTCAATCTTGAAAAGAAACACCCAACTTGTGACATATATATTGCAATTGCTTTAAGTAATGAGGAACAAATACAAAGAGTTTTTGTAATACCAAGTAAATTTTTAAAACTAACTCAATTATCAGTTGGTAAGGACAGTGAATACAATAGGTATATCAATAGATGGGATTTCATAGTTGAATACGATAGGTTTTATAAACAAATAAAAGAGCCTGATGTTATATGAATAAAAAAATAGTAGCAGCAGTATTAGAACGTAGCCAGGGATATTGCGAGGTATGTGGTAGAGCAGGAGTAGAACTCCATCACATACTAGGTGGCAATGGTAGGAGAAGGCAACAGGAGCGCACAGAAACGGTTATAGCCTTGTGTTATCACTGTCACAGGGGAAATCATGGGGTGCATGGTAAAAATGGCTTAGAACTCAATCTAAGGCTTAAAAGAGGGCTACAAGGTTATTACTTCAAGCAAGGGATGGGCGAGGATGAGGTTAGAGAGTTGATGGGAGGAAAATTATATTGATAAATAAGCTAAAGAGATCATTCAGACCAACAATGCGGATAAAGTACGAAGGACAAGGACCGACATATGCAAATGAGTATGCGGCAGGTTTAGACATAAGGGCCAACAACGACAAGCCTATAATGATTCAGCCTGGTGAGTGGGCTGACATACCGACAGAATTAGCGGTTGAGATTCCCAAGGGTTACTTTGGGATGGTTGTCCCAAGGAGTGGCTTAGGGTTCAAGTACAGATTAACCCTGATAAATGATGTCGGGATAATAGACAGTGATTACAGGGGAAACATAGGAGTAAGGCTTGTTAATGATGGAGTAGATCCATATATGATATTAAAAGGTGAAAGGGTGGCCCAGATGGTGATTGTGCCATACACACAAGTTAAATTAAAGAGGGTTGATAAATTAACTCAGACAGAAAGAAAAGGTGGATTCGGAAGTACAGGGAGGGTGTAAATGATTAAATTGACTATACCAGGGATACCAGTAGCAAAAGCAAGGCCAAGGGTAGGGAGAAATGGACACACATTCACACCACAGAAAACGGTCAATTACGAGAATCTTGTTCAATATACCTACATGGATCAGGCAGAAGGGCAAAAGTTGGAAGGCCCTTTGAGAATGGATATAATGTTTTTCTTTCCGATACCAAAGAGTTACAGCAAAAAAAGGAGAGAGGCAATCAGGCGAATGACAGAGCAACACACAAAAAAGCCAGACATAGATAACTGCATTAAATCAATCACAGATGCATTGAATAAATTCGCTTATGATGATGATAGCCAAGTGGTTGAAATATCAGCAAGAAAATATTACACAGAGGAAGAGCCAAGGGCAGAGGTTAAGATTGTGGAGGTGAGTTGATGGCACAAAAGGTGTGGACAAGCGAAGAAGTTGATTATTTACTCAACAACTACCAGAAAAAGACATATAGACAGATTGGCGAGGCGCTAGGTAGGAGCATTGCAAGTATAGAGAGTAAGCTCAGGAACATCAAGAAGGATTTTCCAGACCTTAAATCAAGACAGGAGATATTAAGGCCAGGTAGCGAGATAAGGTTATGGACTAAAGAGGAAGAACAGTATATCCTTGAAAACCTTAAAGATAAGACCAACTCAGAACTGGCGATTGACTTGAACAGGACCCATGCATCAGTACAGACAAAGATTGTCCAGCTAAGGAAAAAGTATCCAGAGATTAAGAAATATGAAAGGCCAGTTGACAGCCTTAATTATGACGATGTGAGATTATTTTCTCCTAAGCCCATAAAATTGACAGAGTGTCCGGATTGTGGGAGTAGCAGGATAAATCAGGTTGAGAATGTAGTTGATGGAGCAGCTTATTATTGTGTTAACTGTATGAGAGAATACACCAGATATGGCAAGCCAGTTAGACCGATATTTTAAGGAGGGGTTGGGTGAACAAGGTATATATAGCGGGGAAAATCACAGGGTTGGACAACTACAAGGAGTTGTTCAGCCAGGCAGAAAAAGAGTTGAAGAATCAAGGGTATACAGTAATGAATCCATCAGTTTTGCCAGAGGGTTTTGAGCATGATGAATATATGAAAATATGCTATTCAGTGATTGATGTTTGTGATGGAGTGTATTTGCTGGAAAACTCCGGGGATAGCAAAGGAGCAATGTTAGAACTTGACTATGCCATTAAAAATCGCAAGTGGCTAAGACTTGAAGGAGGGGTTGGGTGGACAAGGAAAGATTGAAGGAATACAAATGGCTTATGGAGAATATACAGGAGCTAGAGGATAGACTACTTGAGATTGACACTACACTCCAAAAGATTACATCATCACTAGGGGATGACAGGGTGCAGACTACACCTGATCCAGACAAATGGACAGAGCTACTACACCAGAAGATGCAAGTACAAAAGAAAATCAACAAGGAGCTAGAAAAGGCTTATAAAGAAATGGGATATATCGAGGAAGTCATTAATGACTTGCCACAGAGGGAGAAAAGGTTAATGAGGCTAAGATATATCCACTGCAAGAAGTGGGAGGAGATATGTACCATCATGAATTATGAGTGGCGACAGGTACATAGGATTCATAGCGATGCATTGGGAAAGATAGGTAGGAGGGAAGAGATGAGGTGTATATTTTGTGGTGAAGACACCAAGGTTGTAGATGCAAGGTTAAAGACCGATAACACCATGAGAAGGAGAAGGGAATGTCTTGTATGTGGTAGCAGGTTTACAACATTTGAGGGTAAAATGAAAAAGAAAGAGGTAAGTGAAAAAGAGATAGGAGAGGCACTACTACCGATATTTGAAAAATTTATAAAAGAGATAAGGCCCTTGATGGAAGATATGCAAAAGTATATGGAGGTGGAGAATGAGAGACATTGAAGAAGCAACTAATGCAATAAAAGTAAGTATAGAATGGTTCACTAAAGCCATCCCGAAGAAGGTAAAAAATGAAACATATGAAATTAACAATGGAGGGCAACTATCAGAAGGGAACATACTCAGGTGTCCATCTTGCGATAACCAAGACACCATATGGGACATCACAGGGGATGGCATGAACTATTGTGGAGAGTGCGGACAAAGGTTAGATTGGGAGGGGTGGAGAAATGTTTGATGCAAGAGGCACAGATTCAGCTAAGGTTATTGAAGTAATCGAAACAAAAGCAATGAGGGGAGCTGGCACAATAGAGAATCCCTTCAGGGTTGTAACGCAGTATTGGAACTTAAAAGGGATATTATTAGCAGAAAATGATGAGATAGCTATGAAAGCTGTAAGTGCGGAGGGTTTGAAATTTGAAGAAATCAAAGATAATATAACAATATCAAACTCAGAAGATGAAGTGGTTGCGGTCATAGCAAACTCTGAGATTATTTTAAAAAAGGGATACAAGGTGTCATTCGATGTTGGTGTGGATGAATAAATAATGTCATAGAATGGCACTAGAAAAAGATGATATAGTTATAATAGGGCAAAGCCCTAAGCAAGTAAGCTTGATTTCTTGCATATACCTATATCTAAAACACAGGTTCATCTTTATATACCTCCTTTCTTAGGGAGCTTGTCATTGGGGCAGGCTCCTTTTGTATGTCTAAAAATAATAAGGTGGTGGTTATGATTAATGTAGCACACCTGAAAGTCAAGAAGATAAGAAAAGGGTTCCTGGTAGTCAACACAAAGACTGGCAATCATACACATATGCGGAGCAAGTACGGTTGTTACTGTATCATTAAATTTATAAGGGAAGGTATAGAGCCTGACAATCCATATCTACAAGAGAGTAAGAGAAGATTAACGGTGGAAAGAGAATGGCGAAAGGACAGGTACATCAACATACAAAAGGGAGTGAGGGAGTGAATGGGGAATACATAGTCTATAAATGCAAACATTGTATTTTAGAATTTATAATGCCGATTGATGGGGTGAGAAGGGCTGAAGTAATGAATACAATTATAAGTTGTCCTTTGTGTCATGGTGGGGTTAGCAAGGTAGGAGTATATGAGGATTTAAAGCAATGTATGGAGAAAGTCAACACATATGAAAGGAAGAATGGAAGGATAGTACAGACAAGATATAAATAGATATACCAGGAGGTGAGCATTGTGAAGTTAACACTAAAACAGAAGGCATTTGCTGATTATTACATAGAGCTTGGCAATGCCACTGAGGCTGCAAGAAGGGCAGGATATTCTAAGAAAACAGCCGGAGTAATTGGTGATGAAAACCTTAAAAAACCTTATATTCAAAATTATATAGGAGAACGCTTGAAGGAAATCGAATCAGAGAGGATTGCTGATGCTGCTGAAGTACTAAAGTATCTGACTAAGGTCCTTAGAGGAGAGACAGAATCCGAGATAGTGATTGTCGAGGGCACAGGAGAAGGATGCTCACAAGCAAGGCATGTAATCAAGGCACCAGATGAGAGGGAAAAGCTAAAAGCGGCTGAATTATTAGGCAAGAGATACGGACTATATATTGACAAGGTTGATGTAAGTGAGCCTATAAACATCACCATAAAGCGAAAAGGTGATTAGATGGATGTAGTTAAAGAGGTTAACCCACACTTTGAGGACTTCATATTCGACTGGGACTATAAAACCTACCTACTGGTTGGAGGTTATGGATCATCCAAGTCTTATCACGTGGCGCTTAAGCTGATACTCAAATGCTTACAGGAAAAGAGAAAGGTCCTAGTAATAAGGGAAGTGTTTGAAACAATCAGAGAATCATCCTATGCACTTTTTGAGGAAATCATTTCTGAAATGGACCTTGATGATGTTGTAGTATCAACAATATCACCCATGAGGATTAATTTCCCCAACGGGTCACAGATTATATTCAAGGGGATGGATAAACCCTGGAAGCTAAAATCAATCCATAATGTATCAATCATATGGATGGAGGAAGCCTCAGAACTCAAATATGAAGGGTACAAGGAGTTACTGGGAAGGGCAAGACATCCAAGTCTACCCATTCACTTTATATTGTCGGAAAACCCGGTGGGAAAGGACAATTGGACATACAGGCACTTCTTCAATGATCCAGTGAACAAAAGGCACGTGCTGGATGATGAGGTCTTATACAGTAAAAGAACCATCATAAAGAATAATGTTTACTACCACCACAGTGTGGCAGATGACAATCTATTTCTACCAGGGGACTATATAACCCAGCTTGATGAATTGGCAGAGTATGACCCAGACCTCTACAGGATAGCAAGACAGGGAAGGTTCGGGGTAAATGGTGTCAGGGTATTGCCACAGTTTGAGACAATGAAGCATGACCAGGTAATGGCCCACATAGGGAAAATACCAAAGAGGTACTTTAGAAATGGGATGGACTTTGGATTTGTAACTTCATACAATGCGCTGATAAGGATGGCGATTGATGATGACAACAAGTATCTGTATATCTGGAAAGAATACTACAAGAATCAGATGACAGATGACAAGACAGCAAAGGAACTTGAGGAAGTAGTAGACAAGGATGACCTGATAATCGCAGATGCTGCAGAACCTAAGACAATCAAGTACTACAACCAGCAGGGTTTCAAGATGATTAAGGCAGTTACTGCAAAAGGTCCAGGGAGTAGATTGCAGAACACAAAGAAGGTAAAGAGGTTCAAGAAGATTATATGCTCTGAGGATTGTCCCAACACCATAAGGGAGCTTCAGGACTTGACATACAAGACCGATAAACTTGGAAACATCATTGAAGATGAGTTTAGTATTGACCCACATACATTATCAGCTATCTGGTACGGTTTAGACGGGTATGAGGTATCAGACCTCAAGGATAGAAAGAACTACTCAGGGAAGGGGGCAAGGAGTTAATGGATTACAATGAGCTGCTTAAAGCAGAGCTACAGGGGGTGTATGGAGACCAGCTTCAAAGGGTAAGTGAGATTAACAGGATGTATGCCATATACTCAGGTGACCAGAAGTGGAGCATTACGGACGGGCTTGACTATGTCCCCACCAGGAAGATTTCAAACTACATCAAGAAGATTGTAAACACCCGGGCAAGGTTCATGTTTGGCAAGGAGCCATACTTTGACATAAGGAGCATATACGAGGATGAGAAGGGAGCAACTACCTATCAGGACCAGGCACAGGAGAAGGAGGACCTCCTACACAAGATACTTGACGATAACAAATTCCAAGCTAAGCTATTGAAGGCAAGGAAGGACTGTTCAATCGGTGGAAAGGTTGCCATCAAGCTGTGGGGACATAAGGATAAGGGGCTTAAGATTGTATTCTCACCAGCTCAGGAGTTTTTCCCACAGTATAATATTGATGATGTGGACGAGCTGGAAAAGGTGGTATTTCTTTATGCCATGAACAATGAGCAGGATGCAGAGAATCAGCGTATAAAGAAGCAGGTGTGGAGATTAGAGGGTGGCAAGTGCCTGCTTAACGAATCCACCCACAATGGCAAGGGTGAGACATTAAGTATTGAGTATGACGACTACAACACCCAATTAGACTTCATCCCGGTTATAATCATCCAGAACGGAGGACTTACAGGGGAGACGGAGGGAGTATCAGATGTTGCTGAGTTGTGGCCCAATCAGGATGCATACAACAAGCTTACAAGCGATGACATAGATGCCCTTAAGTTTCAAATGTTTGGCCAGGATGTAGTGACTGATGCAGACGAGCAGAGCCTTAAGGATATAAAGATTGCACCAGGGGCCATGATAGACCTACAGACCGATGTGAGACAGGGGTCAGAGGGCAGACAAGCAAGGATGGAGAGGCTTGAATCTGGATTCTCTTATGGCGAGAAATACAAAGACACTGTGGGAAGGGTTAAGTCTGATATGTATGGCCTCATGGATGTGCCCGATGTGTCACTGGAACAGCTCAAAGGGGTAATACAATCAGGCAAGAGCATGAAGGCCATATATTGGGAACTTAAGGCAGCTTGTGAAGAGGACTTCTCAGAATGGGGGCCAGCACTTAACCAGATGATTGAATATATCTTTAGGATGGTTGATGTATATAACCTATACAAATCAAGGCAGATTGCAAAGTATGAGACTACCACCCATATAGAGTTAGTATTTCCATTACAAGAGGATGAGGATGTAGAGAAGGGCATTGATATGCAGGAGGTAGTGGCAGAGGTCAGAAGCAGGTCAAGCTATATGAAGAAGTGGGGCGGAGATATTGACATTGATGCAGAGCTTGAACAGATTCAGAGAGAAAAGGCCATGCTTCAGGATTCATATACCCAGGATTTAAACCTTGATATTGGAGAAGGTACTGACCCATTGGAAGAGTAGGTGATAAGGCTTGAACGAATACGAGAGAATATCCAGACAGACCAGACAAAACGTTTCAAGGCTTACATTGTCCCAACAGAGGGATGTGTTGAGATTATATGATGATTCCATCAAGTCGCTATCTGAAAGGGCTAAAAAGGCAGGAGACAGGACCCTCAGTAAAAGGTGGCTGATGGACTACCAGAAGGAATTGACAAGGGTGAGGGCTGAACTTGCCAGAGAGTTGAACAAGAGTGTCAGAGGCTACACCACAAGGGCAGCACAAGAGGCCGCCAAGGGACAAGGCAAGCTATTGTCAATGATGTTTGAGAGAGCAGAGCTTGATGTTGGCGATCACTTCACAACTGCATTGTCACAGGTACAGAAAAATGTTGTGGCTGACATTGTTTCAGGTGGACTATACAAGGACAACAAGACCTTATCAAATAGGATATGGCAGGCAACAGGGGACAACAAGAAGGATATTGAGACAATCATAGCCCAGGGTATCACTGAAAAGAAATCCGCCACCAAACTGGCAGAGGACCTTGAGCAATTTGTTAAGCCGGCAGCGGAAAGGCCCTCTAATTGGGGTAAGGCTTACCCAATGCTTGCATATAAGAACATTGACTACAACGCAATGCGACTTGCAAGGACCAGCATCAACCATGCCTATCAGAATGCGACCATCCAATCATCCGGTATGAATCCATTTGTCGAAGGAATAGAGTGGCAGAGTGCTTTAATACATGGCAGGACTTGTCAGATTTGCATTGACAGGCATGGGGTGATATTTCCAAAAGATGATGTACCGCTTGACCACCCAAATGGACTTTGCTCAATGTTGCCTTATATACCTAAGTCACTGGATGAAGTGGCTGAGGAACTTAACAGCTGGATATATGGCGAAGAAAACCCAATGCTTGATACTTGGTACAAGGAGTATGGGAAAAACTTCAACGGTGTAAAAAACATTATGAAGGGTAATATAACTAAAGAGATAGCTGAAGAGGTTGTTGAAGAGGTTGTTGAAGAGGGACCAAGATACAAGTCAACAGATGAGGTATTCAAGAAAGTAACGTACACAGGAATAGAAGATGAATATGCCAAAGAAATAGACGCTAGATTCCTTGACTTGCAAAATAAGTACCCGATAAATGAGGGCAATATAACTATTAAGACAGCTAAAGCTAAAAACAAGTTTGGACACAGTAAAGGTCAGATAGTCACTAGGAAACGTGGCGGGAAAGATATGTTGTTCTATGAAGATGAGATAATCATAAGCAACGTACACCATGCAACCAAGGAAAGGTCATTAAATACTCATATTAGTAATTATAAGCGTAGGGGTTCGAAATTGCGTTCAGGTATATCTACCATAGACCATGAATATGCGCATGCCATAGACAATTATTATTTGCAATTAAAAAACAAATCCCTTAAAGATATGGCCGACACCTACAGAAAAGGTGTTGAATATTCTAAGTGGGATGGAAACACAGTCAATTTGGTGAATCAGTTCAATAGAGATATGTATATTAACCCAGATAAGATGTCAGAGAAGGTATATGCGACCATTAGGGATGAATTAAAAATCGACAACATTGAGATGTATAATAATATTAATTCAGAATTAGGAAGTTATGCAGCCAGTGATCGGTCAGAGTTTTTAGCAGAAGGCTTTGCTAATATGAGGTTATTAAAAGACGAGGAAAAAACTCCATTTATAAAGAAATTTGAAGAGGTATTCAATAGAGAATTTGATGAGGTGATTAGAAATGCAAAGCCTTGATGGTGAATTAACTCAAAAAGATTATGATAAAATACTAGCAAGAATCACAGAGTTGCAGTTGTTGGAAATAATGGGAGAAGATCATAAAGAAGAATTGGAGAGATTAAAAGCACAAATTGAGTATGAAGAGGAATAATTGTCATGAGGAGGTGGGCCTATGAAGAAAAAGAATCTTGTTAACGAAGCTGAAAAGATTATGGAGGCCGAGGACATAAGACAGGCTTTAAGCGACTTAAGGCAGTACTTGATGGAAGAGGTCGCCTTGACAGCAGAGGCCATGTATAAGAGCCTGTTAGATGCCTCTATGGATGAGGAAAGGGCCCACGATATAGTCAAGAATTATGTGATTGATATGTGCAGGCTTAGATGGCAACCTGGGGAGCCTGATTATTTCTATGATGACTATGTGGACTTTGAGGATGAAGATGACTTATAAAACTTAATACAGGAGGTGAACAGGTGAAATAGACTTATTCATACTTATTACATGACCACTCGAAAGGGTGGTTTTTTCATGCCCTGAATAAGGCTTTAAACTGTTCAAATACGTAGGTCATGACGATACATTGACAAATCACGTGAAGCGACCACGAATAAAAGCGTAGATATAGGAGGGAATTATGAATAGAGAATTTCTTAAAGGTTTAGGACTTGAGGATGAAGCCATTGAAAAGATAATGGCAGAGAACGGAAGAGACATTGAAAAGTTTAAAAGTGACGTAAAGGCCAAGGAAACAGAGCTTGCAAGCACAAAGAAGCAACTTGTTGATGCCAACAAGGAAATAGAATCCTTCAAGGAGATGGATGTTGAAGCCATCAAGAAGGCTGCTGATGATTACAAGACAAAGTATGAGCAGGCTGAGAAGGATGCACAGGCCCAAATTGAGGCCCTTAAGCTTGAGCATAGCATTGAGAGCGCACTGAGGGGAGCCAAGAACATAAAGGCTGCCAAGGCGTTACTTGACATGGAAAGCTTAAAGACAAGCAAGAACATTGACAAGGATATGGAGGCGGCTATCACAGCACTAAAAGAATCCGACCCATATCTGTTTGAGGAGACACCACCACCAGGAACAGGCGGAAGCTTGGGAGGTGGCCAAAGGAAGAATAGGCAGGCTATCACAAAGGAAGAGTTTAACAAAATGGGTTATACAGAAAGAAATAAGCTCTTCACAGAGAACCCTAACCTATACTACGAGTTAAAAGGATAATAAAGGAGAGATGAAAATGACAAAATCAATATTTTCAATGCCACTTAATCTACAGTTTCACGCAGCAGGAGAAACAAAACTGACAAACATGGTAAACCCTGAGGTTATGGCTGACATGATTTCAGCTGCTCTACCTGTAAAATTGAGATTTGCACCACTTGCAAATGTTGACACAACCCTTGTGGGACAGGCAGGAGACACAATTACCATTCCACAATTTAAGTACATCGGTGAAGCTGATGACCTTACTGAGGGAGTAGCAATGGGAACAGTTGTTCTTGAGACTACTACTGCAACTGCAACCATTAAAGAGGCAGGTAAAGCGGTAGAGATTACCGACAAGGCTGTAAACTCTGGGTATGGCGACCCAATCGGAGAGGCTAACACTCAAATAATCAAGTCCATAAATGACAAGGTAGACAGCGATTGTCTGGCTGCCCTTGGAGAGGCAACCCTTGAATATGACGGTAGCGCTGCTACTATTGGGTACGATCCAATCGTCAACGCTGTTGATAAATTCGAGGAAGAGGATGATGAGCCTAAGATACTGCTTATCCACCCACTTCAAAAGGGAACCCTAAGAAAAGACCAGGACTTCATCGACAACGTACCTAACGCATTTATGTCCGGAGTTATTGGCGAGATTGCAGGATGCCAGGTTGTGGCAGCTAGTAAAATCAAGAAGAACCCAGTATATACAATCACTGCTGACGTGGCTATTGACGCTGGAAAAACTTACTACACAGAAGCAGCGGGAGTATATACAGCGGTTGAAACTCCTGATGTTGGCGACATAGCGACTTACTACGAGGTAACAAGCCATGTTTATGACAACTTTGTTGTTAAGCCTGGTGCTCTTGCTATCTACCTGAAGGAAAGAGCAAATATCGAGGATGACAGAGACATCCTTAAGAGAACAACTGTTATAGCTGCATCTGAGTATTATGTAGCTGAATTGGCAGACGATAGCAAAGTTGTAAAACTTAAGACAAAAGCATAGACGGGGGATTCCCTCCGTCTTTTCTTTTATAGGAAAGAGGTGAATCAATGCTACTAAGGAGATACCACCAGAAACAAGAGGAAACAAAGAAACCACTTAAGGTTGAGGCTAAAATCAAGCCTGAGCCTGTTGAAGTGATAGAGGAAGTAGTTGAGCAGAAGGACCTTGAGCAATTCACCGTTCTTGAGCTTAAGGATATGGCAAAGGAAGAGGGTATTGAGGGTTACAGCTCAATGAGAAAGGCAGAGCTTATTGAAGCCTTAAGGGGTGAGTAGTATGGACTTGATGGATCTAAGAGACAAGCTTGATGAGGACAACTACCCATATTATACAGACCAATACCTCACTAGCAGGTTGGAAGGTGTTGTTGATGAGGACTCTTACAGGGCGCTCATAAGGGAGCTTCTCCTTAAAAAGGCGGACATCCCGGCTATAAAGCTTGGGGATGTGGAGATTCCTTCACCTAAAAACCATTTTATGACCCTTGCATTCCAGTATAGGCAGAGCATGACAGGAACGGTGGTGAGAGCTGATGGTAGGGAGTGATTACTACAAAAAATATATAAATGACATGATAGCCCATAATCCCACTGTTATCACCATGCAGCGCACAGAGGAACAGGACAATGGCTATGGTGGGACTGTATCGGTTGACCTTCCACCCTTTGACCTGTCTGTGATGATTTATAAGAAACGGTCAAACAGGGAAATCATTGACACTTCAGGGATGATTGTAGGTCATGCAGCAGGCGGAGTGTGGAAGCTGTTAGCCAGTGGAGATGCAGACATCAAGCGTGGAGATTCCTTCACAACTGATGGGACCAGCTTCAAGGTTGCTTTTGTCAATAACTTCTATGACATATGTAAGCAGGTTGAGTTGGAGGCTGTTTCATATGTTTAGGCATAACAAGACCAAGTCAACATTCTCAGCTGCTAAGACCTACATGAAGGCACAGGCGGCCCTTGGGTTGTTCGCAGACACAGCGGCTAAGAAGATGGAGGTTGATGCCAAGAGAAACGCGCCATGGACAGATAGGACATCCAATGCCAGAAACTCAATCCAGGGTAGCTTTGGATGGAAGAACAGAAAGCTTGTAATCACCCTATCGGGCAACATGGATTATTCTGTATGGCTTGAACTGGCCAATGATAAGAGATATGCGATACTCTACCCGACCATACAAAAGAATGCCCCTGAGGTGCTAAGGGCTTACAAGAAGGTGATTTGATATGTGGAAAACCGTATATGACAAATTAAAGGAACATAGCCTAAACCCTTACCCGCCTGGAATCCATACAGGGGAATGCACTACCAGGTATTGTGTGGTAATCGAGGGGAATCAGATTCCATCCGTTGGAAGCAACAGGACAGGCCAGAGGGTCCTTGATGTTATCGCTTATATACCAGCTAGCAATTACCCGGCTATGGAGGTCTACAAGAAGGAGATAAAGGCGGCCCTTAAGGAGATACAAGCCCTAAGGTGTACAGGGTTTGAGACTCCTATTATAGCGGAGGATGAGAAAAAGGCTTTTTCATCGTCCATCGAATACACGATATTAAAGAAATTGGAGGGATAAATTATGACAGTACCTAATGAATTTGCATTGGCAAATATTGCAAGAGTTGATATTGTAACAGAAGAGACAACACCTGTAACCTATACCCTGACCGATGTGGCAACAGAGGCTGATGTTGTGGCCTTTACATCCGCAGGACAGGAGCAGGAGCTAAGGGTTAAAAACGTAATCAAGGCACAGAACAACACAGAGGACATAGTAAAGGGCTATGATATAAGCTTGACACAAGCTACTTTCATACCTGAGATACTGGCCCTTGTTGATGGCGGTACATGGGATGAGGTAACTGAAAAGTATTCAGCCCCAGTAGTTGGAACACCAGTTGCAAGAACACCGTTTACAATGGATATCTACACTGAGCAGAAGGACGGGGACGGAGGTACGACCGGATACGTTAAATTCTCATATAAAAACTGCAAGGGTAGACCAGTGAACTATTCAGTGGTAGATGGAGGATTCTTCTCACCACAGATGCAGATCAGGAGCAGAAGCAAGTTTGGAGAATCTCCTGTTGAAGTTGCTATGCTTGAGGCACTACCTGTTTAATTACAGGTAGTTTGCCTATTAAATTAATGGGAGGGTTATATGAGCAATATAGCAGATAGATTTAAGGACATATCAACAGAAATTGACATCCCTGATTTTGACGGGATAGGCAACATCACCATAAAGGTACAAAGACCGCAGCTTACAAAGATGATGAGGGAGGGCAAGATTGACAATCCCCTTATGGCTATGGCAACACAGGCAGCCCTTGGAAAGGCAGCCAAGCCAAGTAAGGAAAACATGAGTGACACAGAAAAGGCAAAGGACCTTGCAAAGTGGATTGACTTCTATTGCACCATCTGCATGGTTGAGCCTGAGTTTGATGAGGTCAAGGACTACATGACAGATGACCAGTTATTGTCAATTTATACCTGGGCCCTTGCACCTATAGCCTCATTGCGTTCCTTTCGTCACAAAGAGAAAAATGGTACAGATAATAATGATGGCAAAGGAGTACAGAGAAAAACCAAGTAAGTTGATGGACATAGAGGACCCCTTCACAGCCTATTGTTTTGATGAGGTGTGTTATATGTATTATGGTACAGCGATTGATGACAAGGGAAGGCTTAAGTGGAATCTAATATCATGGGATGACAAGAAAAAGGGCAATAATGAGGATTTAATCAATTTTATTGTTAAGACCAACAGGAAATAAGGTATAATCCAATTAAAGGGGGTTATACATATGAAAAAGCTTGTACTTTTAACGTTTATGGTATTGGCATTGGTTCTTTCAGGTTGCAGCGCAGCCGAGGTTGATGAGCCAGTGGATGTTGCAGAGGCAGAGGATATATCAGAGGAAATCCCAGAGGAGCCTGAAGAGCTTGAGGAAGAAGAGGAAGAGATTCCCATCCATCCCGACCAGATTCCATGGGATATAAACATATTGGAACCTAACAGCATAGGGAGTGTATACATGGAGGCAACCTTCACCAACAATACTGACTACCCAATCACAAGATACCATATGAAGGTACACCTAAAGGACAAGAATGACACAACCTATTTAACAAGCCATGACACAGTGATGCCAGGGGAGACTTCACCAATCTTTGACAGTTTCGGACCGGAGACAATGGACCCCAATGACTATGAGGTTTTAACCCTTGCAGTAAGGGCTATACTGGATAATGGCGATGAACTTGACATTGAATATGACTTTAAGCTGGGACAGGCTTACTGGGACATATACGAGAAATAAAACTTAAAACAATTAAGACACCTATAAGGGTGTCTTTTTTAATGCCTAATTAAAGGTAGGTGAGAAAATGGCAATAGATGCAGGTAATGTTTATTCGGAATTGATACTTGATACCACTAAATTTTACACAGGCTTAAGCAATGCAGAAAACAAGGCCAACAAGTTTGGCGACAACATGATTAGCAAGGGCAAGAAGATGGAGAGTGTGGGCAAGGGTCTTACCATGGGATTGACTGTCCCTATTATTGGCATAGGTACAGCTGCAGCAACAACAGCCGCAGGCTTTGAGGCATCCATGTCTGAGGTGGCCGCCATATCAGGAGCCACAGGGGATGATTTAAAGAGCCTTGAGGATATAGCAAGGGAAATGGGTGCCACAACAAAGTTTAGTGCTTCTGAGAGTGCTGAGGCCCTTAAATTCATGTCAATGGCAGGTTGGACAGCTGAGCAATCAGTAGCAGGTCTACCGGGAGTATTGGCACTTGCAGCCGCATCCGGTGAGGACCTGGCAACTACTTCTGACATAGTCACCGATGCAATGACAGCCTTTGGGTTGCAGGCCGAGGAATCAGGGCATTTTGCCGATGTATTGGCGGCCGCTTCATCATCTGCTAATACAAATGTCGGAATCATGGGAGAAACCTTCAAATATGCCGCTCCAATAGCCGGAGCCTTGGGTTATTCAGTAGAGGACACAGCCCTTGCAATAGGTCAACTTGCCAACAGTGGAATCAAGGGTTCCCAGGCAGGTACAGCCTTAAGGACAATCTTCAACAAGATGACAGGGGATATATCCGTAGCAGGTGAGGCAATAGGCGAGGTTGACATCCAGACACAGAACGCTGATGGGTCCATGCGTGACTTCAGCGATGTTCTTGTTGATATGAGGTCTGTATGGGATGAACTATCCGAGGCAGAGCAGGCACAAAATGCAAAGCTTATATTTGGACAAGAAGCCATGAGTGGATTCCTGGCATTAATGGCAGGCAGTGATGCAGACTTTGACAAGCTACAGGGAAATATTGAGAACTCATCAGGCAAGGCCCAGGAAATGGCAGAGATTATGCAGGATAACCTTCAAGGTGAGATTACAAAGCTTAAGTCAGCCATGGAAGGACTGGCCATTGACTTTGGAAAGATACTGATCCCGGCACTGTCTGATGTTGTTGAGAAGATAAACGAGGGTGTCACCTGGTTCTCGAATCTCGATGAAGAGACAAAGGAAATGATTATTACTGCCGGTAAGTTTGCCGCAGCAATAGGCCCAGTGGTCCTTGTAACAGGCAAGCTATCAAGAGGCATAGGCTCAACTGTTAACCTTATAAGCAAACTATCAGGTGGAGCTGGACTTGCAACCAAGGCACTAGGAGCAGGTTCTACAGGCTTAGGTGGAGCAATGGCCGGAACCCTTGGCACTATACTTCCATGGGGGATAGCAATAGCAGGAGCAGGGGCAGCGGCTTATGGCTTATACAAGTACCTGAATGAGGATGTAATACCAGAGGTTGACATATTCGGAGAAACCGTTTCTGAGAACACACAGGAGGCTGTGGGAGGATTCCTTGACCTTGAGAAGGAAGGTTCAGCTGCACTGATGGGCCTTAAGGGAAGCGGTGCCAGGGTAACAGGGGAAATGTCAACTGAAATCACTGGCAATATAGATGCAATGGCAGGCGAGGTCATAGGCAAGCTTGAGCAGCAGAAGATTGATGCAATAGCAGAGATACAGGAGATGTTTGACGAGACTACAGACATCTCAGAGGAAGAGAAAGAGGAAATGATAAGGATTGCCACCGAGAAGTATGACGAGTCCATAGCCAAGACACAAGAAGGTCATGACAGGATTACCGAGATATTCGAGCTGGCAGCCGAGGAAAATAGAAAAATCACTGACAAGGAATGGATTGAAATAACAGCCATAAGGGAGAACATGAAAGAGGATGGGATTAGACTTCTATCAGAGACACAGGAAGAAAGCGAAACAATCCTTGAAAACCTGAAGGCTAATTCAGAAAGATTAACTCTTGAAATGGCATCTGAGGTCATAAAAAACAGCATTAAACAAAAGGATGAATCCATCGCTGCAGCTGAAGAGGAATATAACAAGAGAATCCAATATGCTCAGACTCTAAAGGAAGAAGGGTCCGCTGAATCAATCGAACTTGCAAACAAGATCATCGAGGAAGCGGAAAGACAGAAGAAAGATGCAATATTTGAAGCTCAGAAGATGCATCAGGGAGTATTAGACGAAGTTAAGGCTCAGGGTGCAGATGTAATTGAGCAGATAGACCTTGATAATGGAGAGATAAAAACAAGATGGCAGACATTAACAGAGTGGTTCAACGAGAATCCTATTATCAGAAAAATAAAGACAATGGTTGAAGAAGTCAACGAAAGAAGTGGAGGGTCAACAGGAAACTTCTCTGTGGGCGATAGAACATGGGAGACAGTTGACAGAAGGGCACCCGCACAAAGGCCACTACTCAGAAACGCAATGGGAACTGATTTCTTCGAGGGTGGGAGAACATGGGTTGGTGAACATGGCCCAGAGATTGTTGAGCTTCCAAGAGGTAGTAGGATTCTAAACAATCAGGAATCAATGGGTCAGAGAGTAAACCATACCGGAGTAATAAGAGTTGAAGGATACAACCAGAAGGGTGAATTTGACCGAGTAGTTGAAATAGTCATGGATAATCTAAGGAGAGAGGTGAGGTCATAATGGATAGATTACTTGATAGTAACGATCAAGAACTTAGCCTTGCAATAGATGACCTCCTCAAAAACACAAAGGGGATAGTAATAACTAATCAATTACTAGATGGGAGCTATCACACCCAGGCAATAGGAGAACCCAATAATGAGATTAGTTTTAATTGCTTTTCAAATGCTGCACAAAGAAATCTTGTTCAGCTTGCTTGGTTTGAAGGGCAATTATTAAGGCTTGAATATGAGGGAGATTATTATCTGGGAAGAATCAAGGATGAACCCAGCTTTTCCATAGCCATTGACGATTTTAAGGATGAAAGAATCTATATGGCAAGGTTGACTTTATCAATCACTGAGGAGGGGTCTATATGAGGAATGTAGACCCTGTACTGTCTAATAAATTAAGCTCCCAATACCAAACAAAAGCAAATAACGCACAACCTAAGATGTCAGTGGCGATTGCAAGGGCAAGAAACACCGTCAGCGATAGTAGTTATTGGGTTGTGGAGACGATAAGAACAGGCTCAACCCTTGGCGATGTGTCGCTAGCACCACGCAGACAAAAGGTAACAGGAAGCCCTGACAGGATATATGAGATTCATGTCTATAATGGCGAGGTCAGAACATCCATCAGGGAATATCCTGACAAATTCAAAGATGGATTTCAACATCAGTTTAGCCTTGGAGCAGGCTCAAATGTTGCCATAGCCTTTGATGGTGAATGGGAGCGATATCGTAATCTATGGAGGCTTGTCACCCACGAAAAACCTTGGATATTTTGGGTTGATAGCTCAAAGACATTATGGGCACAATTATGGGATGATACAAGCACCTTGTGGGAGGTTGCCACAAACGTTGAGTATTGCAGGGCAATAAGGGCTTGGAAGAATCTCAACATGGCAGACCATGATCAGGGGGTTGTAGTTGGATATATTAAGACAGATGGCAAAGTCTATTACAGGAATTATTGCCAAAAGCAGGACTTATCATATGTATGGGAGACCGAAAGACAGGTGACAGAATTTACAGGTACAGCTGAAAGCCTGAACTTATTTATCACCAACGACTACCGAATGGGATTTGTTGTAGAGGATTCGCTTAACGATATATATTGGTATATCACAGACAGAAATTGGGCTGGAATGGCGATTGCAGCAGACACATTGACCGTTGCACCTGCTGAGTTAAGTGTTGATTTGATACCGATACAATACTATGACGGATACATGCCTGATGAAACCATATCGGTTGCACCTGCTGAATTAGGTGTAGATTTAAGGTGTGCATTAACTCACAATGATTTCCATGATATCTATAATGAGCCTATAACAGTATTGAATGAAGAGTTGGAAGAAGTCGAGGATTGGGGTAAGGTCTTAACATTTACCACAGACCATAGGCTTTATGATATTTCAGCGAGTTCATTTGAATTGATAGGGCAATACACAAGCTACTACCCAGACACAATAACAGAGATTGAATATAAAAAATATAGGTTGACCTTTGATGGCACTAACAACTTTAACAATGCAGGAAATACACCAATCCTTAGATACAATCAAGGGCAGACGGTTAATGGTGTAGGAGTTGCTTATGATGTGTTTGAGAAACAATTTGACGCTGTTAATCTAGTACCGACATCAATACCATTGCCGGAAGTAGAGGTGATTTATAATGAGTAAGGGTGAAGGAAGAAATATAGTAATAAAGTTTACTGATGATTTAGTTGGTGATGTATCTGATAACATTAACGCTTTTACAATCACAGGCAAGGAGTATCAATGGGTAGATGGGCCTGATAATAACGGACCTTTATTGGATAAGGAGTATGCTATTGATAAAGTTGAGAGATATGGGGTTGTGCCGATTTGGAAAGATGATTTTATAGATGGTGCAGGTAGTGGTACTATATATGAAATTGGAACGGGTCTACAGTTGGAGGTGGAGTAATGGCACAATACTTTATTGACTTTTCAAATGATGCAGTAGATACAACACCTCAAGGATTTACACCAAGATGGAATACTACAGACTGGCTAATAGTAGAAGATAGTAATGCTGTAGGTGGCAAGTGCTTGAAAAATAGTACCGGTACAAACAATCCGAAGCACTTAGGATATCATGTATTAGGTTCTATAGATGATGTTGAGGTTTTGTCTAAAGTAAGAAATACAAGCAATGGTGCAAGTCAAAACAGGCTTCACTTAAGGGCATCTACAACTTCTGTATCTTGTTATATTGCAGGATTATGGGCTAACGAAGTGCGGTTAGCAAAGTATGTAAACGGTAGTTTTACAACTATTTCATCATATTCATATTCAATGCAGGCAGGACAATGGTATTGGCTAAGATTTAGGGCTAATGGTAATAACCTATATGTAAAGATATGGAAAGATGGAGATGATGAGCCTGTTGGATGGGATACAACTGCAAGCGACAATTCTCACTCATCTGGTGAGGTTGGTATTGGTGGATGGGATATGTCAGGTGAGAGGTATTATGATGTGTTTTCTGTTGCTACAGATGGAGAAACCGCACCAATAACAGGCTCTAAAGATTATAAAACAAATGGTATATATCTAAGTGAAGTGATATTATATACAGGTCAAGCAAGAGCTAGATGGCTAGAAGATAAGCCAACAAACACAGATATAACTATTGAATACACCACAGGACAAACGCAAGGCGAGTGGATAGAAGTATCAAATGGAGATGTAATAACATCAGACACGAATCTATGGTTTAGAGTTACCCTTGAAACTACAGATACGAGTGTTACACCTACATTACAGGACTTGTGGATAGAGGAACCAGATGCACCACAAGACAAGATTAGGATAGTGATGGATGAGTTCAGCAGATTCCCAACAGTTGAGGGAGATTTGACAGTTGAGTATGACGCTTCACTTGGCAACCTTGCAGGGAGTGGTGGAGCAGTTGAAAGCTTTATTGAGACATTTACACCGACAGGGTTGGTGGCAGAGCCGAATCCGGGCATACATGAAACAATCACAGTAGCACCAGCAGAGTTGACGGTTGACTTCATTCCAATAGTTTATATCGACACATTCGCAGAAGAAACAGACTTGGTGACAGTAGCCCCGGCAGAATTGACAGTTGAACTACTGCATACAAGCGTAGTTAATCCATAATAAGGGAGTGATGTAATGCAGGCAAAAGCAAATTTAGGAATAAAGATACACAACAGGTTTGACTTTGACATTAAGGATGCAAGGACAGGGGAGACGATACAAAAGGCTCAGGCAGAAAACATTGTTCTTAATAGGATGTATGACAGGCTGTTAGCCTTTGGAAGTTATTTCGATAACATTGTCATAGGCAGTGGAACAGGAACATTAGACCCAGCAAGGACAACCCTGTTCAGTAGGATAGGTTACAAGAGTGCATCTCAAACAAGCCTTGTTAGAAGTTACCCAACAAGCACATGGACTAAAATGATAACGCTTGGAGTTGGTGATTTTAACGGAAACACCATACGAGAGATAGGAATCTCGGAAACTACAACTAACATAAATACCCACGCACTAATCACAGACAGCGAAGGGAATCCACTAGAGGTGGAAAAGACGGATTTAAAAATTATTGACATATATGCGACTGTGTTTGTCGAGGTTTACTCGGTAGACAGTGGTTGCTTCTTTTATGGTAATGGTCTAAGGGATTACCTTACAGGAGGAAGTGCTCCAAGTAACACACTACAGCTAAATGACCTATTGAGTCAAGAACCTGAAAGAATAGCAACCATAACAGGAACAAAAACGACCAACACGAGTGAAAAATCTGTGACCCTTAGTGGCCGATTCGGAGTTGATGATTTTAACAAAGATGTTAAGGCAATAGATGCTCCCGGATTAGGCCTTAGATGGAAAATACCTCGAACAGGAGTATATACAGGCACTGCAAAAACAAATGTAGAGTTAGGCACAGGCGATGGAACAAATGACACGTTCCATATACCCAATCAAGAAGTCACAAGCCTCACAGTAAGGGTAGATGGAGTAGTAACATCAGCATTTGAACACACGGTTGACGATAAGATTGTATTCGATACGCCTCCTGGGAATGGGCTTCTGGTTACGGCCGACTACACAACCAAATATATCCCAAAAGATATAAATCATGTACTAGATGTGACCATGAAAATCATCTTTGGCGGTAGTCAGCCATCACCAGTAGTACCAGATCCAGTAATACCAAATGACTTGCCAGGCCCTCAAACATTGAGTGGCGGGGATGAATCAGGCGGTTATTTTGGAGAGGTATCAGCCATAGACCTTATAAGTGGAGAAGACTTATGCAATGCGATTGGATTAACCGCAGGAACTCTTCAAGAGAGTGATGCAGGGTGGCTTAAATATTACAACAATGATGAAATTATATATATTGCGAAAAGAACATTCATACACACTATTTCATGGAATGACATCAATGCAGTGGGAGCGATTTTTGGCGATAAGAAAATTAAAGTTGGTAATCATGTTTTTGCTGTGAGGGCCTTAAGCTCAGGAGAATGGAACAAACTAATATACCCAGTGCATGTCAACTATGGAACGTGGGCAAGTTTTACAAACGCTGATTTAAGGGTTGCATCAGGTGATGGTCGTGCTACTTGGACGTCAACACCTAGTTCCGTTAACCGCGTCTACCGTGGTAGCGATTCCGTGGAGTACTCGTACTACGGCATTCCTTCGTATGCGCACCCTGGCTACGGGTTCCGCCCAGTCTTGGTATACCTCTACACTCTACCCTCTTAGGGCATGAGCGCAGGCGAATGCAATGACAAGGAGGACATATGAGTTATAACGACGACTTAATAATATACAACTAGGCAATGTGGTTAATTCCATAGGGTTATTAACACAGTGTGGGCTATGGGGGTGGGTGGTTCACACAAATCTCAAACAAGGAGATGATTGAATGGAAACGATAAAAATAAATTGTCCTGAATGTAATCACATTATGGAATACTGGACAATCAATAGTTATATATACTGTACCAAATGCAAGACCACTATTGAGGTTGAGCCTTGCAAGGAAGAGTTAATAGAAGAACAGCTAGAGGAAGAATTGACAGAGCCAGAAAATGAATAGCCTTATAATCCCACTCATTTTTATGCTTTTGTGGGTGGGATTGCTTTTGATAATGCTACTCCACAGGAGGTGACTGTATGGAATTACAATTTGAAACAACTGGTAAAATTGGAGAGGGTAATTTCCCCGACTTCTTGCAGTATTACAACACAGAAGGGCAATTATTATACTTGGATTCTGGAAGGCTATATGGATCAGCAACTGAAAGACTTGATGGAGTTTTTACAGGGGTGGATTGGCACAGTCCTCTTGATGTATCTCCTGATGATGGCATGAGTAAGTTGCAAGTTAAAACATTGCCAGGGTTTGGTGTGGTTGGAAGCTACAAGACACCTACAGCACAAAAGCTATTGATATACGAATTTCAATATGATATGAGTAAATATCTATTTGGTGGGAGTATCAAGCACAGCATAGACAACCCTATAAGCTCATTTACCCTAACCTTGGAAAATCCTATTGACGAGGAAACAGAAATCGAGGGGCCAGTGGTTATGAACGAAAAATCAACATTATTAAGCCCAGGTGCAAAGATAATTTTCAGATTTGGAATGGGTGACGATTATGAGGAATACGAGATGGGAACTTTCTATGTTGATAGGTCGAATTACTCGGTAAGAAGTAACACCGCATCAGTAGATGGAAGAAACCTTATAGGTAAGGCTTTGAAGGACCAGACATTGAACGAGAATAATGTCATCTCATACGACATAATAACAAACATCATAAACGGAATACTGGAAAAGGCAAATCTCGGAATCGACCAATACGAAGTAGAATATGATGCAACTTACAGGAGATTTAGATTTGATGCTAATAAGACGGTCTTGTCAGCCTTGGAAGAGATTTTCAGAACTATGGTAGATTGGAAAATGGAGGAAACTGTAGAGGGAGAGATTGTTGTAGGTAGTCCAAGCTATGGACTTTTCCCTACAAGAGGGATGTATAACTTCCAGAGAGACAAAGACATCTTTAGCAGGTCAATCACTATGGATGACCAGGGCAGTTATCGAAAGGTATGTGTCCATGATTCAGATTGGAACATCCAGATATATGAGGACGTGGCATCCTTTAGTGGGTGGAATCTACAATCCAATAAAACCCTATTCGTGCAGGTTGCGGAAGGTACAAGTTCAACAAATGCCCAGGCAATAGCAACAGAGCTTGCCAACAGACTAGAGAGTGTAGGAAAAGTGGAAACATTTACTGGACCATTCAGACCACAACTACTGGTGGGAGATGGAGCTACAATTATGGATTCAGAAGGCAACACTGAACTTGGATTAATCACAGAGATAACCCACAACTTTGGCAAGTCTGGATTCACAACCAACTTCACCGTTGATTCTGGCGGAAGATTGGGACGAGGCAGGTTGAGTGATTATATCCGCATGATAGACAATAAGCAAGAGGTAGGTTCCGTATACTATGAAGATATACCACAGGAGCCATAGGATGGGCATTAACTTATATCTTGAATTACTCCAAGAAATAGAGGAAAAAGACAGAGAAATTGAACGGAAGAGCCAGTTAATAAAAGAGCTTTTGGAGAGACAGCTCCATGAGTGTAACTACTGTTTACTGCAGGAGGTGAAGGATGGACACAAATCTACTAAAAGGGATGATGGGTTACGTTGACAAAGCCTTTACGGGGGCTAAGCCACTGGTAGGCGCTGCGCTTGGAGTGGTAGGATATGTTATGTTTCCAGATCGGGCCTATCTATTGGCATTTGTTGCAGTGATTGCAGCTGCCTTCCTGGATATCCTAACAAAGTATTACTGCATCATCACAAGATGCGGAGGGCTGAAGGAAGCCATAAGGCAACGCAACCTATTCTCAAAAGTCCTTTGGAAGGGCACAGAAAGAAAGATTGTGGCATATACAACAGTGGCCATACTGACAGGCCTCTCATACAGGGTGATATACCTGAAAGAGGCGGGAATCCTCCTGGGGACATTCGTGTATAGTGTAATGTTTATGCGAGAATTTCAATCAAACATAGAAAATCTTATTGAAGCCGGGGCAGATTTGCAGTGGCTTCTTTTATTTAGCAAGAAAAAAAATCAACAACTGATGAAGCAATACGAGGAAGATAAACCGCCTGAGGAGGTGGAAGATGACCATGAACAGTACGTATGAGATTACAGAAAAGCTACTGGATAAGAATATCTATTCCAGACCGGGATCCAAAATGAAAGGCAAGCGTGGAGTATGCATCCACTGGGTGGCCAATCCACTAAGCACAGCTACAGGCAATAGGAATTACTTCAACAATCTCAAAAACCAGGGGCCAGAGGTACACAAAAAGAGATATGCATCGAGCCATGAGATCATAGGCCTTGATGGTGAGGTTGTTGTATGTGTCCCTAAGGATGAGGTGGCATTCCATGCAGGTGCTAAGTCATATAGGGCAAAGGTCCACGAATTGTTATCAGGGAGTCCCAACAGATACCTTTATGGGATTGAAGTCTGTCACCCTGACTGGTATGGTAAGTTTTCACCAGTCACCTATAAGACAGTGATCCAGAGAGTGGCTCACCTATTGATAGAGTTTGGCCTTGCTCCATCCAAGGACACCCTATGGAGACACTACGATGTCACAGGCAAGGATTGTCCCAGGTACTATGTCAAAAATCCCAAGGCATGGGACCAGCTGATCAATGACATAACCTATGAGTATAACCAAAAGATGGAGGTGGAGCAGGTGAGTGAGTTGATAGATTGGCAGAAGGAAATGGGAGAGAAGAGTATTGAGTACCTTGAGAAAGAGGGCCTACTTAATAATCCGGAGAAGTGGAGTCAGACCCTTGGAGAGAATGTCCCTCAGTGGCTATTTTGGTCACTGCTAGAGCGAATGGATAGGAGGTTGAAATAATGGATGAATTTTTAATGGCAAATTGGGACAGCTTGTTGCTGGTAGCCCTGGTAGTGGCTGGTCTTATTGTTATGGCCAGGGCTGGGTACATCAAGCAGGTAAGGCAGATATTGTTCTACCTGGTCACCGAAGCAGAGGCACAGTTTGGAGGCGGTACTGGTCAACTCAAGTATGCAGCTGTAGCAACATGGCTATTTGAAAGACTGCCGGCTATAGCTAAACTGATTCTTACACCTAAGACGCTTGATGATCTGATAGAAGATGCAGTTGAGCAGCTGAAAAAATACCTAAGAGAAAATGAAGATGCAAGATTGCTTATAGATCCACCCAATCATATAATCGTGCAAGGTATAGAAGACATTGATGTTGAAGAAATTGCAGATAAATTGAAAACTCATATTGAGAGACAACCTAATAATATAGTTTAAACAAGAGGCCCTGGGATAACCCGGGGCTTTTTTTATTTGCAAAAAAAACTTTTAAAAAAGTGAAATAAAGGGTTGTATATCTATGGTATCTATGCTACAATAGAATTAAGAAAAGGGAAAGAAAAAGGAGGTAACAAGATGACTACTCAAAGAGTTAACATGGATCTGGATAAGGACTTGTGGAAACAAGTCGGGATAAGAGCGATAGAAGAAGGTATAAACAAGAAAGACCTAGTGGAGAAAGCGTTAACCAACTATCTAAAGGAGGAAGAAAAGATGAAAACTTACTACTCAGTTGTTATAGACACAAACCCAAGAGCAATGAACACAGAAGAGGTTGAGTATAAGGGAAACGATTTACAAGCTGCAATAAAAGCAGCAGAACATGAGTGGGACAGGATGAACAAGCAAGACAAAAGTCATCACATGGTAGAAGTAAGAGACATAATCCCAGTAGATTACGATGAAGATGGCGAAGTATTAAATTACGATTGGGATGTAGTATGGGAAAGAGCCTAAGGGCTCTTTTTTCTTGTCAACCGGACATATTTTGTCCGCCTATAAAAATGTGTAAAACAAGCCATTTTAGTGACCGCACAGGAGGCCCGTAGAGACGTTTAAATTAAAAAGAGG